AATCTTCTCAAATAAATCTTGTTTCATTGTATTCTCCTTTAAGTTATGAAGGGGAACAATGCTCACCACAAATATTACTCATACTATAGTGAGCACAATTATGATGGACGGTAGTTCCCCCTCAATTAATATATTAGGGCTACACGGTCACTGGCGTTCCAACCTTTCGGTGAACTAGGCCAGATTACGTTATCTCAGCAAATTGTTTTATGCTATCGCCCCAAATTCTAGAGCCGCTTTGGGTTACAAGGTAGCGGCAAACCTTGTTTGCAAATAATTATGCAGTAATACTACGCCATCCTCTAAATGGGTCAACATAGTCAATATGAATCATGCTGACATCATCAACAGGAATCACATTATTATGCGGCCCAAGTACATGACCTAAGTCTTTCAAGGCTTGCATATACCCTGAAATGTACTGAATAGCATACTCGAAAGTGCCTGACACTTCAAGTGTGTTTATCCCTTCTCGACATGTGTCATCGCCAAGACTTACTTTAAAAACATGTTTATTCATGCTGACTCCTTATTGGTTAATGATTAAAAGTGGTTGGGTTCAATTATTTCAATATTTATACAGGCTCGCTGAACCCACTAGACGAGGCGACATAGAGAAGACACCTGTATTTAATGGTTAATGCCCAAGTTGATACAATACTTGATACTAATATGAATTAAATATATTCAATATTCATGCGTATATACATATAATAACATAAATAAAGAAGATAAATAAAAAGAAAGAGGGTAATGGGGCTCGCTATCACCTGAGCCCCGTCCATCATATCAAATCATTTAAGCGTCTTTAGTGCAAAAGCCACCTGATTCCACTTCTTCAAGTTGTATCTGTCACCAGCTATGTTAGCTTGAGTTTCGTACAACCTAGCTTGAGCTGCTAATTCTCTAGCCTTGGTACGCTTTGCTGCCATAGACTTGCCTTCCAAAGAAATGATTGCGTTAGCCAGAAACATATCAGGCTCTTGCCCCATCACTTCACCAAGCTTATCAGTGACTTGTTCGGTATCTTTTACATCATCCTCATGAATCTGTGTTACATTGACATCTATAGCCATGCTATTTTAATCTCCTGTTAGTTCAATAATTATATCATTAACTAAATGAAAAATAACGAAAATTCTAATTTCGGAATCCCCCCGATAGGGGGTACTATCAATAATAAGGCCACACATCAAAATAACGCAATTTTTCTAGTAATTATAACTTGGGCAAGCTTGACAAATGTATTAGATTAAAGGGTGGTAGGGCAAGGGAAAATAAAAGGTATGTATAAAAAAATAGCTATGGCCGATTTAATAGAAGAACTAACAGACTTACCTATAAAGACTCAAGAGGCTGTGTTGAAAAACCTTTCAGAAGAGATGATTCCATTAGAGATAGATGGAGATGTGTTTATGATACATAGAGATGTCAGTTCATTAATTGATAATCTTGTATTGCAGATAAGTGATTTAAAAATCCAAGAAAAACTAAATGCCAGAAAAAAGAACAATTAAAGGTGTAGAGCATTTCGTCTATGAAGATATAGATGAATTTAGAGAAGAGTACCCAAATACAGTAGTTCATCCAGATTGGAGGAATGCAAATGAAGGGGATTGGGTGTATTCTGATGATGACAGAATAGTACAACTAATAAAAGTATCGAATAGTGTACAACATCATTCAGATAGGAAGAATTATAAATTCGCAAAAGGGTGGGTAAGGACTATAGTTGGTAGTTTCTTAAATCGCCCTAATGTTAAAATGGATACAGACTTTGATAATCATCCAAATAGATATACATTCTCCACTAAAATAAAGAACACTTCTAATCGTGTTTACAAAAGAAAAGAAGTGACTAATAAAGAAAAGGAATTTGCTACTAATATTGTTGTAGGTTTAGGTGCAATAGATGCTTATAAGACTGCATACAATGAAATGTCTAATCAAAAAGCTAGGAAAAAGGCAACAATACTACTAAAACAGGAGAGAGTAATGAAGGAAATAGAGAAATCGGTGCTTGATGTAGCTAAGGGTATGGGTGTAGACCATGAATATGTCCTTAGTAAATTAAAAAATCTTGCAGATTTTAGTGAAGACGATAATATTATTTTACAATCTATTAAAGAGTTAGGAAAGATTGTCGGTACTTCAGGCAATACAATAAAACAAAAAGAGACAGGCCTTCTTGGAGTATTTCAAGGATTCACTTCTGATGAGATAGAAGGAGCTACAAGAGAACAAAAGAAATTAAGCGGAGAGATTTCTAATGAGATGCCCTAAATGTAATTCATTGAAGACGAAGAAAAATGGCACTAAGATTTTAGTAACTGGTAATAGAACACAGGAGTTTAGATGTCTTAGTTGTAGCAGGTATTTTTCTATACAGATTGATGTTAATGTTTTACAAGAATTAAAATATGTTGAACCGGGTGATATATTAGAAGTAAATGGAGGAAAAGAGTTAAGAATACATGGTCTTACTGATGTACATGTGGGAGCAGTGGAGCATGATTTTAAAAAGTTTGAAGAAGCTATTGGGATTATAGAAAAAGATGACGATGCTAAATGGTTTGGTAATGGTGATTTATTAGAGTTAATCCCTCCTCATTACAAAATTAATCAAAGAGGTCAGGATATACCACCAGAAGAACAATACTTAGAATTTGTAAGACTGGTAGAACCAATAAAAGATAAATGCTTGTTTATTAGAGGTGGTAACCATGATTACTTACGTTCTTTTAATATTCTAGACTTCGATGTTTGTAAAGTATTAGCAAAAGAGTTAGGAGTCCCATACTATAGGATGCCCGGTTATACAAGAATAACTGTAGGGGGTGTTTCATATAACCTTGTTTCTGGTCATGGTAAGTCTGGTGGAAAGAATGGTGATTTAGAATTAGATAAGATGGCTGCTGTTTATAGTCAGGGAGATGTATTCTTCTTAGGACATAATCATCAACTATATGTAAAACCTATGGATAGTTTAATTATAGGAGATGATAATACAGAAGAGATGAAAAGAAGATGGTATATAAGAGGTGGTTCATTTCTTAGATACGCTGATTACGCCAGATATTCTTTCTTCCCTATTATAAGAACTGGTTGGACTACTATAGAATTTAAAAAAGAAGGTATCCACTGTTGGGAAAATTAATGAAGAAAAAAAAGACATATAGTAAGCATGATTTAAGAAGGTCAATAGAAGAAATATCTATGACTACCCAATTTATAATCCAGAGATTAAGAACATTAGAAACATTATTCAATGATTATATTGAAATGGAAGATAATGAAGATAAATTTAAAGAGTTTTTAGACAATAAATATAAACAAGACAATGAGTAATATAGACACAAACGGGAAAAGACTAAACCTCTTCCCAATGAAAAAGAAAAAGAAAAAAGTATCAAGTAATCGGGCTTTTGATATGATGAATAAAGTAAAATCTGATTCTGATATAGATATATCAAGAAGTTTTCGTTTTGGAGATTCAGATATACATGGAATAGGTGCATTTGCGTCGAGAGATATAGATTCAAAAGAAATGATTGGTAATGCTTTTTATCCTAAAGATAAGAAAATAATTCAAACAGAACTTGGAGCTAGGGTAAATCATCAGTTTAATAAAAATTCAATTTTAAAAAAAGAGGATGAATCTTATAACTTATATTCTACAAGAAGTATTAAAAAAGGTTCCGAAATAACAGCAAATTATAAAGAAACCCCTGATTTTATAAATAAAAATACAGATGGGTTTAAAGAAAAAAGTGAATATTAATTCTCAGGATGTATCAAAAGCTGAAGAAGCCCTACGATTAGCTAGTAAAGACCTTATATCATTTGGTAAACTATTCCTTCCAGATGATTTCATGCGCAGTGAGACTCCTTTCTTTCATTATGAAGTAGCCGATGCTATTGATAATCTAAATGTAAAACAAACTGCTATTATTATACCTCGTGGTCATGGCAAAACCGTACTTACAAAAGCATCAATCATTAAAGACTTTGTATTTGCAACAAAAGAAAATTTCTTATTTTATGCTTGGGTTTCTGCTACGCAAAAGCTTAGTGTTGGGAATATGGATTATATCAAACATCATTTAGAATACAATGATAAGATAAAATATTATTTTGGCCCTATGAGAGGTAGGAAATGGACAGAAGAAGACATAGAACTAACAAATGGGTGTAAACTTATTAGTAAAAGTAATGTCGCAGGAATCAGAGGGGGAGCAAAACTTCACAAAAGATACGACCTCATTGTCCTTGATGACTTCGAACACGAAGCAAACACAATCACGAAAGACGCTAGGGATAAGAACGCTAATTTGGTTACCGCTGTTGTGTATCCCGCTATTGAGCCTCATACTGGTAGGTTGCGTGTTAATGGTACTCCCGTACATTATGACTCTTTCATTAACAATCTTATTACTAATTACTCAAAGGCTAAAAAAGATAATAAAAAGTTTTCATGGAAAGTTATTACTTATAAAGCATTACTGGATGAAAATACACCATTATGGGAATCATTTTTTCCATTAAAGAAAATACAAGAAAAGAAAAGATTCTACGCAGATTCAGGACAACCTCAGAAGTTTTACCAAGAATACATGATGGAGGTTATGAGTGAAGAAGATGCAATATGGAGAAGAGAGCATATCAGATACTGGGAAGGTTACTTCAAAAATGAAGATGGCATTAATTACATTGTTAAAGATAATGATGATATTCCTGTCAATACATTCATTGGTTGCGACCCTGCAACAGATATAGATACTAAGCATAGTGATTTCTCAGTAATAATGGTTATTGCTATTGATACTAATAATGAATTATATGTATTAGAATATGAGAGACATCGAAGTATCCCCACTATTGGTTCTAAGAATCCAGAGACTGGTGAAATACTTGGTAAGAAAGGAGTTGTGGATATAATCCTAGAATTGCATCAGAAATATAACTGTATGTCATCTACTGTAGAAGACGTTGCTATGAATAGAAGTATCTTTCAGGCCCTAAATGATGAGCGAAGAAGGATAAATAAGTACGATATCGCAGTAATTCCTGAGAAACCGGGCGGACAACAAAAGAGAAATCGCATTTATTCGGGACTTGCGGCCCGTTTTAGTACAGGAACGGTACATTTAAGGAAAAATATGTTTGATTTAATCAACGAAATCCTTACTTTTGGCCCCAAAATGAGCCACGATGACACAATAGAGAGCCTTTATTACTCACAAGTGCACGCTTTTCCGCCAAATATGAAAAAAGATGAAAAGAAAAGAAGTTGGTTCAAACCTAAAAGAAAGGCAAAAAGTTGGTTAGTAGCTTAAACAAAAGAGGATATTAAAATGGCATTATTAAAAAAACTAAAAGAAAGAAGGTCTAAAAGAAAATCTGCTGGTAAATGGGTAGCTGGGGAAATGCTTACTAAGGCAGGTAGAAAAAGAAAAAATATTAGAAAAAATGTTAAAAAAATTAACAAAATGGTTGTTTCTAGGGAAAAGAAAAAACCCGGTTCAGGTCAATCTATGGTTGATATTTCTAAAGTTAAAGACCCTTCTAAAATGTCTCCAACTGGAAAAATCAAAAAGAAAGGTTTAAAGTCTGTTGTAATGACTGAAGGTGGGGCTTACGCTAAGTATGAAAAAGGTTCAAAGCCAGCTCAAAGTTTTAGAAAAACATTTGCTTCTAAATGTAAAGGTAAGTCAGGCGGTGACTCATTCACTTGGCAAGGTCGTAAATATTCTTGCGCTAGAAAGTAGTAATGCCTAGATTCGGTAGAAGAAGTAAAGAACGTCTTAAAGGCGTTAATGTAAAACTTGTCAATGTACTAAACGAATTAATTAAAATAATGGATGTTACCATTATTGAAGGACTTCGGAGTAAGGAGCGGCAAGAGCTATTGTTAGCACAGGGGAAAACTAAAACTAGATATTCCAAACACATAGAAGGAAAAGCTGTTGACCTCGCTCCTTACCCGATAGATTGGGAAGATAGAGAACGATTTCATTATATGGGTGGTATGATTCGTGGTATAGGAAAACAAATGAATGTTAATATCCGCTGGGGTGGCGACTGGGACTCTGATGGAGAGATAGCAGATAATAACTTCGATGATTTAGTTCATGTAGAAATAAAAGAATAATATGCCTATTGAAGATAAATTAGTATCAGGTTGGAAAAATGAAGAAAGAAGGTCTTTGATGGATATTTTTACTGGCGGTAAATATAAAACTTCATCGGATGTTCCTCCGTTATCTACTACTGGTAAAGTAACTCCACAGAATTTAGAGTGGATATATAAAAGATTCTTTCCAGATGAAAGACCAGATTTTAGAGGAGGCCCGGGGGCGGCTCTTGAAGCAGTGTCTCCTGCTGGGATAGTTAGAAAAGCTAATACTGCAAGTAAAATGTTTACTGGTTGGGCTGATAATTTAACATCTTATATAGATACACTTAGTAAAAAGAAGGGTAAAAAATTAAAAGGAGTTCTGAAGAGAGCCTTTGGTGACTTATATGGGGTAATTGATAGCGGAGATATAAATCAGGTTCAGCAATCACTTTTAAAAATAAACAAAGATAATGATTTACATAAGTTTGTACAAGTCCCTGAAATTACTACTGAAGGTATAGCGGGAGGGGCCGCAAGACAAGCTAAGAAAGTAAGAGGAGCTCCTCTTCAACAACAAAAAAGAACAGTTGAATCTCCAAAAAGAATTGAACAAAGGCAATCTTCTAAAAAAGCTAAAAAAGAAGCAAAAGCTGGAGGGGAACCAAGAAAGAGATTAGTAAGGGAATATTAATAATGGCAAAGCAAAAAAATAAAACAATGACAAATAAAGAATTAAATGAAAAATCTTACCAAGATTGGGTAAAAGGAGGAAGAAAAGGTGAAACAGAAACTTTCAATGTGAATCAAAGAAGGTATGAATGTAAAAAAAAAGGAGGCACATGGGTGTGGGGTAAAAAAAGAGGAAGTGAATGTGTCGTCAAAAAAGGTTCACCAGTAAGAGACCCAATTTCTAAACGATAAATGGCAAGAACAACTAAAAAATCAAAAGCCCAAGTAAATAAACAATTATGGGATAGGGCAAATAATTCTCATAGACAAAGATGGCAACATTTAAGTCAGAAAGGGTATGACTTTTATCTCGATGAGCAATTATCTAAAGAAGAGAAAGACCAGTTAGAAGAATCGGGTATGCCCACATTCACTATTAATAGAGTAACTCCTATTATAGAGATAATGAAATACTTTGTAACTGCTAATAGCCCGAAATGGAAAGCAGTTGGAGCTACTGGAGATGATGTAGATGTGGCTCAAGTACATTCAGATATTGCAGATTATTGTTGGTACTTATCTAATGGTAAGTCATTGTATAGTCAAGTTGCACTCGATGCCTTAACTAAAGGTGTGGGATACTTTCTTGTAGATATAGATAAAGACGCTGATAGAGGTATGGGGGAAGTGAGATTTAATAGATTAGACCCATATGATGTATATGTCGACCCAGCAAGTAGAGACTTTTTATTCAGAGATGCTAACTTTATACAAGTAAGAAAGAATATAGCAAGAACAAGACTTATTAATATGCTTCCTGAGTTTGAAGCTAAGATTAAAAAAGTATCAAAAAGCACTGATGTTGTCTCATATTCTGAAAGAGATACTGATTTAAGTGGAACATCTCAGCCTGAAGATATTACAATGGGGATTAGTCTAGAGGCTGAAGATGAAGATATTATCCCATACTATGAAACATACTCTAAAAAGAAGTTTCCATATAGAAATGTCTATATAAAAGTTCAGCCTTCTCCTGCTGAAATGGATAATATTAAAGAAGCTGTACAAAAACAATTATCTGATTTTCAACAAGAAGTAGAAGTTAGTCTTATAGAAAAACAGATGCAGATTGAACAAGCTGTGCAAACTGGAGAAATTATTCCTGAGAGGGCTCAATTAGAAATAAAGAAATCTCAAGAGATGGCTGCTCAAGCAATTAAAGAAAAAGAGATGCAGTTAATGGCTGAAGCTCAAGATGCTGCTACTCAAGTTAAACAACAAATAATGAGTGAATCTGATTATAAAATTCTTGAAAGTAATGCAGAAGCAAAAAAGAATATTTTAGATTCCATAAAGTTCTTTGAAAATAGAATAGTACAAACTTGCAGTGCTGGTGATGATGTATTTTTATATGAATATATTTTACCAATGAATGAATATCCAATTATTCCTATTCCTTATATGTATACTGGTACTCCATATCCAATGAGTGCAGTTCAACCATTAATCGGAAAACAACAAGAAATTAATAAAGCTCATCAGATAATGCTTCATAATGCAAACTTAGCTTCTAATCTTAGATGGATGTATGAAGAAGGAGCTGTCCCTGAAGAAGAATGGGAAAAGTATTCTTCATCTCCCGGTGCTTTATTGAAATATAGACAAGGATTTGCAACTCCAACTCCTATATTACCAGCTCCAATTAATAATGCATTTTATACTGTAGTGCAAGAAGGCAAGGCTGATGCAGAATATATAAGTGGAGTCCCTTCTGCTATGATGGGATTTGCTCAAGACCAAGCAGAAACATATAGGGGATTACTTGCAAATGATGAGTTTGGGACTCGTAGATTAAAAGCTTGGATGGGAAGTGTTGTAGAGCCCGCTCTAGAGCATTTAGGAAGATGTTTTCAAATGCAGGCTCAAAAGCATTATTCAGTTGAGAAAGTGTTTAGAATAGTACAGCCAGAGGCTGGACAATCTCCTCAAGAGCAAGAAAAAGAAGTAAGAATTAATATCCAAGTATATAATGATTATGGAGAAGCAATAGGTAAATTTAAAGATTATGCAAGTGCAAGATTTGATATAAGAGTCGTAGCGGGAGCTACAATGCCAGTTAATAGATGGGCATTATTAGAGGAATATTTTAAATGGTTCCAAGCTGGACTTATAGATGATATAGCTATGATAGCTGAAACTGATATAAGAAATAAGAAACAAGTAATTGAAAGAAAGTCTGTTTATTCTCAACTACAAGGTCAGGTATCTTCTATGGAAGAAGCTATGAAAGATAAAGACGGGACTATTGAAACTTTAGAAAGACAATTAGTGCAAGCTGGCATAAAGATGAAAGTCGGTACAGCATCTAATGAAATACGAAAAGATGTTCTCGAAACTGAAGCTCAACAAAAACTTCTAAGAGGAATGTTAAAAGTTGAGTTTGAGAAAATGCGAGACGAAATGAAAATGGACATGGAATCTACTAAGGAAGATGTTGCTAAAAATGAGTAACATTAACTCTTGATAGTTATTTAGAATGTTCATTAAATTAACAAAACTCTAAAAAGGAGATTAGTATGTCAGAACAAGTAGGTAACGCCGTTGAGGCCCCCGAAAGTACAAGCGTACAAGGTGCAGTCATGGACATGAATACTGAGGATTTCTTTGAAACCTTAGACCAACAAGTCAATGGTGCAATCATAGATGAACCTTCACAACCAACCTCGGAACAAAGCGATAACACGCAGACGAGCCCTAATGTAGAAGTTCAGGAAGAAGTATCTGAAGTAGATACTTTACAAAAAAGGTATAGTGATTCAAGTAGAGAAGCTAAAAGGTTAAACGGAAAACTTTCCGAAATTGAACCTTATATGCCGATTCTTGATGCTATGCGAGAAGACCCTAATTTAATTACTCATGTGAGAAATTATTTTGAGGGTGGAGGTCAAACCCCACAAACAATGACTGAGAAGTTGAATCTCGATGAGGACTTTATGTTCGATGCGGATGATGCTTTTTCTCAACCTGAATCTGATTCAGCAAAAGTACTAGGAGCAACGATTGATGGAATTGTCCAACGTCGTTTGAATGGTGCTTTGCAAGGGCAGAGGGTAGAAAACCAAAAACTAGCGAAGGAAACCGATTTTCGTTCACGTCATGAAATGACTGACGAACAATGGTCAGAATTTACAGATTTTGCGAAATCTAAATCTCTTGAACTTGATGATATTTATTATTTAATGAATCGTAAGAATAGGGATGGGAAAATTGCTGATAACGTAAGGCAAGAAGTCCACAATAAAATGAGAGAAGTTCAGCAACAACCCGGTACACTAGCCACGCAAGGCAGTACCGCTGTTGAACAATCTCCAGATGATTCAGTTTTTGATGCCATTTTGGGTTCGACCAATGAACTAGAAAAGGCTTTTGGTATGTAATTATACTGAAGGCCATTAACTCAAAATAAAGAGGTAATAAAATGGCTGATGTATTTAGCTTAGGAACCTATTCAGACGCTGCTTACGCTAGCTCTAATGGGCCAAGTAAAGACACTGGTGACCTTAGACGAAAGTACAATTTTGGGGATAGAGTTTCTGAACTGAACATTGCTCAAGACCCTTTCTTCCGATTTGTATCTAAGGTTTCCAAAAAACCTACGGATGACCCTGAGTTCAAATTTACTGAACGCAGACCTTCGTATCACAAACGATATGCTTATGTAATGGGAGCCGTCAACGCATCTGGAGCTGATTATTGGGATGATTCTGAAATAATTGCGACTAATGATGCTGGGGCTGGAACTTCTGTTGCACAAGGAGACACTGTTAAATTGTATATGGCTGGAGATTATAAATCTGGTGGAAATTTACAGAATGTCTATGGAAATACTGACAATGATTGGTCGGTTGGAGCAACTGGAACAAGACCTGCTTTTTTCTTAGCGGGTCAAGTAGTAAAAGTTCCTATGACAAGTGCTACTGACGGTACTCTATGGGGAAAAGATTACATTCTTGTAAAAATAGAAGCTGTTACAGATTCTCTTACAAAAAATGGTAAAGAATGTGTTCTTGTTACTGGTACTGTTGTAAAGGCATCCACAACTTGTGGTGAATTTGCTGGTTGGCATACAGACGACTTTAGTCCTTCTGGTGATTCAGCTGGTGATGAAGTTGTTGCTGATAAATCAATTGCTACAGTTCTAGAATCTGCTCGTTCTTACGTTGTAGGCTCTGCTCATTCTCAAGGTTCTGGTTATCCAGAGACTTGGAAAGACCAACCTTTCTCAACTGGATTTGGACTTACTCAAATTTGGAAAACATCTATGGCAATGGATAACACAACACGTGCTACCGTTCTCAAGTATGAACCAAATGAGTTTGCAAGAATCTGGCGTGAAAAGTTGATTGAGCATAAGTTCGACATTGAGACATCATTACTATTTGGTTCTCAAGGGACTGTAGATAGCGTCAATTACACAGAAGGAGCTGTTGATTTTATTACTGGTTATGGTAATATTTTTAGTGGTTCAGGAATGGGTGGTACAGGAACTAAAGCTCAAGATGATTTTCTTGATGATATTAGTAATTTCCTTGACCCTCGTTACAACAATGCGAATGCTACTTTATTCATGGTATCAACTGATGTATATAATTGGTTGCATAAATTAAGTGGTTACTTCTCTGCTAACGTACAAAAAGTCGGAACTTTAGGTGATGCTATCGGAAGAGCTGATTTTAGTATCGGGAATAAGAAAAGTGTCTTTGGTGTAGATATTACACAGATTTATACTCCTTATGGGGTAATGAATGTGTCTCGTAATATTCACTTGGACGGAACAACAATTAAAATGCTTGGTGTAAACATGAAGTATTGTGCATATCGACCTCTGGTTGGTAATGGACTAAATCGTGATACAGCGGTATATGTTGGAGTCCAGACTCTTGAGAATAGTGGCGTTGACCGTAGGGTTGACTTAATTCAAACCGAGGCCGGTATGGAATGGCAAATGCCAGAAGCCCATGCGGTCTGGAAATAGGGGGTAAATCATGGCTAATCCTTTATATGGTCAAAACAAAGCTGACAATGCAATAAATAATGCTCCTAAATTGGCTATAAGTGCTCAATTGGATTTAACTTCTACTGCTGGTGTTTATCCAGTATTAGATGTTCCAGCTGGGACTTACGTTCATAAAGTACAAATCCTTGTTACTGCGGTTATTACTGCAGGTTCAATGGATATTGACGTAGGAGATGGAGATGATGCTGACCGTTTCATTGACGGTTGGGCAGCTGCTACTGGAGCTTTAGCACTTGGTTCAATCATTGATTGTCCAGGCGCAGGAGCCGGTGTAACTAGTGGTCGCCACTATGCATCTGCTGATACTATTGATATTGACATCAATACTGTCGCAAGTGCTGGTAAAGTACGATTACTAGCTTGGTGTAGTAAACTTGATGGTTTAGCACCAGCTTCATTAAATGCAATACCAGTTGAACAAGCTTTGGCTGATTAACTGATTAAAACAAAGTATATGGGGGTCTTCGGGCCCCTGTATATAAACTAAAAATTTTATATGGCAACAACAAACATAGAATTAGATATAGAGAATATCACTGGCGTTTCGGACGCTAATGACCAGTTTATTATCTCTGCTCAAAAATTCGTAGTATCAAGCGTCCCAAAAAATTTATTACACTTTGCACAGAAAGCCTCATCAGCTTCAACAGATGGTAGTGCAATTTCATTTTCAGTGAACGATTCTGTCACGGATGTTCAAAGAAATGGATATAGTTGTAAAGAAATACCAATGTCTGAGGGAATATGGGCTTTGGATTCTACAAGTTTAAAATATGCAACTGCTAAACATCCAGTGTGGTTTCATAAGCAAGGAGCTGTTCATTTTGCTCCAGTAACTGATGGCAGTAATGCTGGGTATGTATTTTATGTAGATTATTCTTTAATAGATGATAATTCTGATTTAAGAAATGCAGTTGTATTTCATGCGACTTCAAGTGAGTTTACAAAGCTTGGAAGTGCAGAATTACCTAGTATATCTATTACAGCTGTTCCTCCTGACCAACCTTCAGTTACGGAAGTGAGTATGTCGATTACTGGAACGGCTCCCACATATACTAAACCTACTTTATCATTAGAAGCAGCACCTTCTATTGGTGATTTAACTATTTCAGTAAGTGCACCCACTACTCCTTCAGCTCCTACAATATCTGGTGGCTCTGTTGCTCCAATTACAATAGATGCTTTACCATTAGCTCCTAATTACACTACTCCGACTACAACAATAAGTGGTATAGCTTGGGCAACTGAATACCCGACTGATGAAGTTGACATAGCTACTGCTTTGTCATCTATAGTAACAAATGTTGACCTTGCTAATTCTATATTAGATGTTGCTCCAGTTCCACCTGATACTCCAAGTTTAACAACTGTGAGTTATTCTGGGCCGGGAGGCGATTCAGATGCTTCATCTCCAACTTTTACAACGGCTACTCTTGCGGCTTCATCTGTATATACTGGCTCTGCTCCTACATATACTAAACCGGGGCATCCATCTCAAGTAGCATTTAGTGGTTATACATCTGGTCTATCTGAGACAGACCCCGGTGCATTTAGTATTTCTGCGGTGACTCCTGTTCAACCTGATATTCCAAATTTTACTTTTTCTGTAACCACATCACTACCATCATACACATCTCCGACTGTTGGCTCTGCTTCTGAGAGCTTAACCGCTTCTATGACTGCTCTCACTGGGGATGGATATGGGACTGATGCTGATTTTCTTGATTTTTCTAAATGGTTTACTACTGCTGGTGAATTTATAGAGGATGAAGAAGATAGTGAATTAGCGGCTGTTCAATTAAATAAAATAAGTACATATATAAGTGCTTATTCTCAGTCTATGCAAGATAAACTAAATAGTTTTAATACTGACCTTCAAAAATATCAAGCAGAATTACAGAAAGAATTACAAGAAGCCCAATATGAACAGCAAGCGGAACATCAATCTTCATTACAGCAATATCAAGCTGAAGTTGGGGCATATAGTGCTGATGTAAACAAGGAAGTTCAGGAATACCAGCAGAAGTTATCTCTGTACAGTAATGAATTAAATATGGCTTTTCAAGCATGGTCAAAAACTGAATCTGATAATATATCAGTTTTTCAGGCAGATATTTCAAATGAATTAAATGAATATAATAAAGAACTTGCTTTATATCAGACAGCAGTGCAAGAATCAATGCAAGAAATACAAGTTGCTAATCAAGTTAATATAGCTCAGGCTCAATCTGATTTACAAGTTGCTATAGGGAATGAAGACCGAAGCCAGCAAAGGTTACTTCAAAATGCTGTAAATGAGATGCAAGAAAAAATTAATGATAATAATAGTTTGCTTCAAAAGTATCAAGCAGAAACATCTGCTTTTTCAGCTGAAATAAATTTAATGACTTCACAATCTCAAGGTTATTTACAAACAGCTCAGGGATATTCATCCGAAATACAATCTAAAATGCAAGTTACTTCGACAAAAATTCAAGAATATAGTTCTAAAGTACAAGATGCTTTAAATGTGTTTAATGAAGGCAATACAGTTTATCAAGCTTCCGTGCAAAGAAGTATACAACAAGCTCAAATAAATATGCAAGATGCTCAAAAAGAGGCTGATTTAACTTTGCAGGCTGCTATACAGGATTATACTTTGGAGTTGCAGAAATTTCAACAAGACATATCGAATTATCAGGCTGTTGTAAACGATGAGGTTCAGGAATATCAACAGAATCTTCAAGGTGATTTGCAGGTATGGCAAGCTGAGCGGCAGACAGATATACAGGGATATGCTTCCGATATACAAAATGAACTGAATGAATTCAATATGGAGAATATTGAATATCAGGCATTGTTACAAAAGGACTTACAGAATGCTCAACTTCAGGAAAGCAAAGAAGCAAGGGTTTTACAAAAATATTCAGCTGAAGTACAATCATATAATAGTGAGATACAGGCTCAAGTACAAGAATATCAAAGTAAACTACAAAAACAACAAGCTTACGCAGTTGAATCAAAAAAATATTATGATTGGGCTCAAATAGAGATTTCTAATTATATTAAAAATAATAGTAAAATGATTGGATTATCTATAGCTTCTCAATCACAACAACAAGCAAAATGATATGGCAGATAGAATAATATACAAGAATCATTGTACTCCACAGGAGCAATTAGCATTTTCTGGTGGGAGTAGATATTATTTAGATAGTGACTGCGGTAGGAAGTTAACAGGTGATTGTGAGTCTAAATCAACATCTATTAATACTCCAGTAACGGGTACTTTTTCCAGTACAATTAGCTTAACGAGCGTAAAGTTTATTCATGTAAAAAATACTGATACGTCAGGTAGTGATTATCTACTTGTCAATATAGGTAGTATGGGTGCAGTGATTAAATTAAGCCCCGGTGAATCTTTTTCAAGCGATGTAGGAGCGACTGAATCAGACAGCACTACAGTTGCTATAACTGCAAGCGGAACACCAGATTTTGAGTATATAAAGGGAGCGTAGATATGCCAGACCCAGCAACAGCCAGAAGAGTAATATTTAGCACTTATGTAGTCCCTCAAGAAAGTTTAGTTACAGAAGAAGGTGTAACTAAGTATGCTATTGAAGGGGGAGCTGGTAGAGCGTATGGTGGCAAGGGAATTGCTACATTGACTGCTGACCAGTGGGGTGAAGGATGGACTTCTATGAATGGCCCTCAGCAATATTGGGAAAATATGGGTAGTAATTGGGAAGACGAAGGAGGAGGTTGGAGTGGAATCCAAACTGTAAGTAGCGCAACTTCTTTAAACCCAGATGCTGCTTCTGCAAGTGCTCCTGTACTATTTTTATACATAAGAAATTTAGGAACCTCTTCTACCCAAAGTTTGAAAGTTAGTTTAGATGGAACAAATTATAAGATATGTATTCCCCCAAAGGGGAGTTTATCTCTTAGAGGTGACGGCACTACTCTCGTAATGGAGGATGTGAAGGTAAATAAAGTTACACTTAAAACAGACATAGAATTTATAATAGCAAAATAGTTGAATTAATAAGGAGAAACTGAAATGTCAACATTAAACGCAAAAACAATAGCAACAACATATGACCAGCTTGTAAAAAGAGCTGATAGTTATGTCCAAACAGGCACTAATATTGAGTTAATGGATGATAGTGCTGTAATCAAACCTACAGGACTCTATTTAGAATCTGGTGCAACTACTGACTTTGTTGGTATTGGAGTTGCTGACCCAGATACAGCACTTGAAATTTTAGATACCACTACTCAGCTTAAATTATCTTATGATGCTACAAATTATGCATCTTTTAGTGTTGCGGCTGATGGTTTGTTAAATATAGTTACTGTAGACCCTGATGGGGCAGAGGCAGATATATGTTTCAATCCAGATGGAAATGTCGGTATTGGGACTACTGACCCAGCTACGGCACTTGAGATAGAGGGCTCTGGTGTACTATCATGTCAAATAAATTCTAATCCAATGTCTGATACTAATGGTGCCCATTTTTCAGTTTATGGGACAGGAAATAGTGTGACAATGATTTCAAGATTTGGTGTGGCTTATTACTCTGCTGGTACTAATGCTCCTTGCGGATTTATGAGGTTAGATGCATCTGACCAAGTGGCTAATTTTTTATGGCTCGATAATACTAATGATTTGAGGATTTCAACTACAGCTTCACATATTGGAACAACAAATGGTGCTGTTATTGGAGACCAAACTTCTGATGAAAGGCTAAAAGATATTAGTTCTGATGCATTTCCTTATGGATTGACTCAGATAAATGCAATAACTCCAATAAAATATCAGTTTAAGGATGATGCCTCCAATAGAGATAGATTAGGATTTGGAGCACAGACAACACAATCTATTATTCCAGAATCTGTGCATAATACTGGAAAATGTATTGATGGATATGATGTTGATAATGAGATTGATAAATGCACTGCAAAAACTAGTGATACTGATTATGAACTTGGAATGGAGTATATACAAATTATACCAGTTCTTGTAAAAGCAGTGCAAGAATTATCAGCTTCTAATGATGCTTTAAAAGCAAGAATAGAGGCATTGGAGGGATAATGACAGTTTTAGAAGCGATGGAAAGGACTGGTATTGACCAAGAAACATTAGCAATAGCTTGGATAAAAGATGCTATCCATTTGATACAATCAAATAGTAAAGAAAAGATAAAAGTTAATAAGCAAGATATTATTAAGTCGGCAGATAGTGATGACAATATTTATGTATTACCTGCGGATATGATAGCTATTGAGAATATCAGTATTAAAGATACAAGTGATAGCAAGTATAAAAGGATTAAAAGACTTACGAGTCGTCCTAGTTATATAATTGAGGATACATCACCATGAGTAGTTATGTAGATAGAGAATGGTTTTATTACCTAAGAGGTAGAGAATTACTTTTATATAAGTTACTCGGTGGTTCAAGTAATGAAAGGATTACACAAGATGGTATATTAAGAACTCGTGGTAAAGAGTTAATGTATCCTAATGAAGATATTGCTAGTGGTCTAAGAGTTGAATATACTGCCCTTAATGAACCATTTGTAGCTGAAGCTTTAGAAACAACAACTGCTGTTTCTAGTTCTACTACAATAAATTTTCAAGTAGCTGCTTCTGTATTTCATACAGGTGATGATGTTGTATTTACATCTTCAAGCAAAACGATTTCTGGAATTACAAACGCAGATAAATATTTTTATGTTGGACAGTCATTGGCAATAACTAATAGTATTAATAATAATGGTACAAAAACAGTAGCTACAGTTTCAAGCACTAGTTTAACTATTGCCGAAACCGTAACTGATGAGGGAGATGGTGCAGTAAAGACTGTTGATGATTTATCTCCTTCTCCAAGCGCAGGATGGCAGGCTCTTCAAACACACACTGGAACGACTCAAACGTCAACATCTGGTAGCGGAACAGGTATGGCTGTTACTATACTTACGAGTGGAGGAGGTAACCCATCGTTTACGATTACAAGCGGAGGTAGTGGATATGCTGTAGATGATACCATTGTTTTTACAGACCCCGGTTCAACAAGTTCCACAGCAACATTAACAGTTGCAACTCTTCGTGGAGATGTTTCTATTGCAAATAATGGCAATGCTATACTTGGAGGAGTAGCTGGTACAAATACATTTACAGATTTCTTAGCAGCGGATAAAATAAGAGTACAGGGTTCCGCAAGTAACGACGCAGATTATACAATATCATCAATTTCGTCTAATGGGGATGCTTTAGTTGTTTCGTCTGCTCCGTCAGCAGTTGAATTAGCAGGTGAAAGAATAACTATTACTCAAATTTCAGTAGAAGATACATCTCCAGATGCAACCTCTCATATTAATTTAAACAAAATGCTTAGTTTAGCAGTAGTCGATTATCTTAAAGCTATGAATTTTGAATCAGCAGGCGATATTGAAAGAAAAGAATATTACATGAAAGAATTTTTTGGTAAATTAGGTGACAACGAAAGTAATAAACGTAACATATCAGTTACCTTCCCTTCTGGGCCTTTCGCAGTAAGATAAAAATTAATAGTTGTATAAGGAGACATCTCGCCTCGCAAGACAACTGAAACAATAAAGGAGACAACATGGCAAACCTTCAAAAACACAGAGCACACGAATCTTTAAATTTAGATTCAGCTGCTGATTGGCAAGTACAATCTGCAGTTACAGCAGATTCAGATGGAGTAGCAGTTAATGTTACTTCATATCATACAATTCACTTACAATCTGATAATGACTTTTATTTTACATTCAATACTACAGGTACTGATTCAGATGTATCTGTTGATAATGACTTATATTTAATGGGTGGCGATACAATATATTCATTAAAAGTACCTAGAGGATTAGGTGATAATATTTATTTAATAATGGAAAGAAAGGGCGGTTCTGATGCAACTGTCAAAGTAATTTTAGCTTAAGGAGATAATTATGAAAAGTAGCATTATATCAACAACTGCTGATTCAATATCTTCAGGCGGTACAATATCTGGCGACCTGACCATTTCAGGTGATTTAACTGTAAGTGGTAGTGGGGGATTCGATTATTCAGAAGTTTTAACTGGTGATATGGCAATTACCAATACAGCGGATACTGTTGGTCTTACTATAACTCAAAGTGGTGATGGGTCGGCTCTTCTTATTGACCAAAATCATGCTACGGCACTTGGATTATATGTAGATGCTGAAACAACAACTGGAACTTCAGTTGAGCTAAACAGCAACGCTTTAACTACTGGAACTGGGACATTAATCACTTCTAATTCTTCTAATACAGGAGCGTTTAATATTTGCCATATTAGAAACGACAACGCATCAGCAACTGGTGCTACTGCATTAAAGATTCAGCAAGATAGTTCAGGAAATGCAATAGAATCGTCAGGTAAAGTCGAATTAGCAATCAGCAGTACAGATGCTTATACACCAACTGCCTATAATGATTTTCCAGTATTAACTATAAAGCACACAGATGGAGATACTTATTACGGAAATATCAGATTTACTAATAGTTCGGGTGACTATGAAAAATTCTTTGGTAGTGTTCAAACAAGTGGAAATACTTCTGATTTGGTATTTCAGGGATATGACAGAGCGGCAACTGCATTTAAAGAATATCTTAGAATTAAGGAAGATGGCAATGTCGGAATTGGGGAGACATCTCCAGATACTTTATTTCACATGACTAAAGATGGAGTAGCAGAATTAAAGATAGAAGCGTTGGGTAATGCCAATGGAAAATATCCAGTTATTACTTTCTATCGAAACGATGCAGTAGCAGGTTATGTAGGAGTAGAAGATTCTGACGGTGGTGCTATACTAACTGGTACGGCTGGTGCGGAAATGGTAATTAGGTCTCAAGATGATATATGGTTTGCAACGGGTGGTAATAATAAAAGAATGCTTCTCGATGACAATTCCCGAATCTCGCTATCGAATAATGATTTAGGTGGTACTGGTGGTTCAGATAGTTTAAGTGCGAATACACTTCTTGGACATTTAGCAGGTGAGGACATTGCTTCGGGTGGTGTGGATAACACATACTTTGGACATAAGGCAGGTAATAATAATGCGACTGGGGATGATAATACTTTTATTGGTTCAAATGCGGGTAAAGGAGTTAATGGAAATAGCAATGACGACAATACTGGTATAGGCTCTGATTGTATGTTGGCAATCACAACAGGAACCAGAAATACAGCCATAGGAAGAGGTTCTGGTGATGGTCTTACTACAGTAAATAGGACTGTATTAATTGGTGATTCTGCTGGAAGTGGAGTAATGATTACTAATGGAAGCGGTAGTATTCCAAGTTATGCAGATGGTACAGTTGCCATTGGATATTCGGCTCTCTACGCCCTCACATCTGGTGCAGGTAATACGGCTATTGGGTATCAAGCTCTTGCTACGGAAAATGATGGTGAAGCTAATACTGCTGTGGGTTATCAAGCATTTACTAAATTAAATACGGCGAGTGGTTATGGGGCTGGAGTTGCTATCGGAAAAGTAGCAGGAGCGGCTCTTACAACGGGTATTAATAATACAATAGTTGGAGCATATGCTTTAGATGCGGCTACAACCGCACTCAATAATGTTGCCATTGGTACTGAGGCGATGTCAGCAGTTCCATCTGGACAAGCTGTTGATGGATGTGTATCAATCGGTTATCAGGCATTAACAGGTGCTGGTGGTACAACTACTGGAATAAATAATAGCATTGCTATTGGTAGTCAAGCTCTTAAAGCCCTCACAACTGGTGGTAATAATGTTGCTATTGGGTATGAGGCAATGTTGGAAGAAACAACTGGTGCAAATAATACTGTTGTAGGGCATCAAGCTATGAATGATTCTCTTGCTGGTTTAGGAAATAATAATGATACATTCATTGGTTATAATTCAGGTGGTGGTACTTGGTTGACTGCTGCTTCATCTGGAAATACAGCAGTTGGGTCTAACACTATGATTGGTGCTATGAATGGGGCTGGAAACAATACTGCTGTTGGATATAACGGATTAAATGCATTGACTACTGGAGATGACAATGTGGCTGTCGGTAGGAGTGCCTTATTATCGGTCAACTCAGGAGCTTACAATACTGTAATGGGGACATACGCAGGTGATGCCATAACGACATCAAGTAACTGTACATTAATCGGAAGAGCGGCTGGTAGTAGCATAAATGATAATGCTGCCAATGGGACAGTAGCAATAGGTTTCGGGTCTCTTGAGGCACAGACATCTGGTAATGGAAATACGGCTGTGGGGTATAATTCTGGGACGGCTCTAACAACTGGTACTAATAATACATATATTGGATTTGGTGCGGCTGATGCAACTCATATTGACAGTAGTTCTAACACAGCAATCGGCTCTGGTGCTATGGGAGGTAGTCAAGGAGCAGGGGCTTCAAATTATAATGTTGCTGTTGGTAATAGTGCTATGGGGTCTGGAACATTAAATGCGGCAGGAAGCAATGTAGCTGTCGGGTGGCAGGCACAACTCTCATTAACAGAAGGAGATTCAAATGTTGCTATTGGCTCAAAGGTAGATTCAGGTAATTTAGCTCCTTTATTCACAAATACTGTTGGTTCTTATTGTATAGCAATAGGTACTGGTGCTTTAGGTACAGCAAATGAAAATGATAATGATGGGACTGTAGCGATTGGACATTTAGCGTGTGAAGTTCAAGCTGGTACTGGTGGAGCACAGTTTGCTAATGCGACAACTGCTGTGGGATACAAAGCACTTACCGCACTCACAACTGGTGCTGGGAATACGGCTATGGGGTATCAAGCGGCAATAAATATAACAACTGGTTCATCCAATACAGCAGTAGGTTATGAATCACTATATACTGAAGACTTAGGTTTTGGTACTACTGCTATTGGTTATAGGTCGTGCTATTACCAAAATTCAGATGATGCTGATGAGGTTACGGGAAATACAGCAGTTGGATATGCCTCGATGCATGTAAATGTGGATGGTCAGTTTAATACCGCTGTTGGTTATCAATCTCTATATACTATGGAGCCTGGCTCCGATAATACTGGTGAAAATACAGCAGTCGGATACCAATCGGGAAAATTTGTTTCTGTTGGTCTAAATAATACTTTTGTAGGTGCAAGTTCTGGTTTAGGAATTACTGGAACACCATTGGAAGGGAATAATAATACTGCTTTGGGGTATAAGGCTGGATTAGAACTTGAAGGTGCGGCTCATTCTAATACATTTTTAGGTTCAGTGGCGGGAAATACAACTGAAGCAGGTGTTGAAAATACTTGTGTAGGTTATAATTGTTTAGCTGAAGATGATACTGCTACCAATCAAGTTGTTATAGGTAATAATGTAACTGGAACAGCAGACAACGCAGTTCATATTGGTAATGATACAAGCCATATAAGGTGTGATTTCAATTCTGACCAAACATGGGACGCTTCATCCGACAGAAGGCAAAAGAAAGATATAGAAGAATCTGAATTAGGTCTTGATTTTATTAATGATTTAAAGCCATCTAAGTATAGATATAAATCTCCAAGTGAATTTCCAGAAGAATGGAAAGCACATGACCCAGAGGATAAATCCCCAATGGGTGGTTCAGACAAATATTACTATGGATTCATTGCTCAAGAAGTAAAAGAATCTATTGATAAATACGATGCTTCTGATTATGGAGCTTGGAGTTCTGACCCAGATGGTAGACAAAGAATATCAAGAGAGCAATTTGTAGTAAGTCTTGTAAAAGCAGTACAAGAATTAACAGCAAGAGTAAAGGAATTAGAAGACGCATAAATAACTTCCCAATAATTTAACTAACAAACAAGGAGTCAAATAATGGCTAAAGACAAAAAAGAAAAGCCAGTCCTGAATCTAGATGATAAAGAGTACATTATCGAAGATATGACTGACGAACAGAAAATGATGGTAAATCACATTAACGATTTGCAGAACAAACAGAATACGAATCAGTTTATGGCTGACCAGCTATCTGTTGGTAAAGAAGCGTTCATTAATATGCTACGTTCATCTTTAGAACCTGAACCTGAAGAGGCTGAAGCAGAAGCATGATAGTAAGAAGGTGTAGTCAGGGTCATCGAGTGAGGATTCATAGAAATACAACTCCCGGTGCTACTCGCACAAAAACATATGCAGATGGGTCTACTGAGACTCTGACTTACCCTTCGTCTTATGATTACTTTGTTGATGTAGATGGTACAGTAGCAAAGAAAAGTAATAGTTTTAAAGTTGTAGAAGAGTTCTTTGTTGCTGAATGTGCTAAAAAACATGGTGATGGACATGGTAGATTGATAGTAGGAGGTCATCATATCATTAATGGTGTCGCTACTACACAAGCAGATTATCCTACAGATGCAAATACTAAGTCAGAAATAAAAGACTTCTATGATAATCGTGGAGTTGCTTATGGTGGAAGTGAAACTAAATCAGAACTTCTTTCAAGAATAGTGCCTCAAATGAGTGGTGATAAAGAAGTATCTCAACATTTAAAGGTATAGTATGGAAAATATTTCAACATCATATGACATCCCTGTAAAATATGCTTATGTGGGATTATAATCACCAAATAGTATGTTTAAATGGCTAAACCTGAGACTGCTAGAAGTTACAAGGGTACTGTGGTTGACGATAATGCTATCGTTAGTATTAACCTCAAATGGTTGGGGCAGTTACTTGTTTTGGTCGGCATGCTTGTTTATGGTTATTGGCGTATCGAATCAAGGTTGGGACAACTTGAGAATGAAATGCTATCTGCTGACGTTAAAATTGAAGACTTACTTGACAAGCATATGGCTGAAGAAAAGATACAAAGAGAGCAATTAGAAGAAAAAGTAAACTTCTATGAAAAAGAATTTAACATTAATCCCTTATCTTGGGGAAAGCGTAACAAGAAATGACTTCTGATATTATAATATTAATACAGGAGTTAGGTTTTCCAGTTGCTATTAGCCTCGGATTAGCCTTTGCTTTATATAGTGTAGTAAGATTTATTTTAAAAGAGAAAGTAGAAGATACTTTAAAAAGGTTTGACGAGAAACACGAAAATTTACAACACAGATTGGATATAATTATGCAGGAACTTGGCAAGATAAAAAAGTGGAATGCAGAGATTAAGTCTGATTTAAAAATTTATATTGATTTAGTAATGAGAAATAAGTAAGGTAATATGAATAATGGATTTTATGGCGATATACTCAGAAGCTGGAATGATTGGCGTTGTTGGAGCAATGTTTGTGTTCATGGTTTATCAAAATGCCAAGAGAGCAGAACAACAAGCTGAAGACTTGGAAGCATTAAAGATTGAAAATGAAGGTCAGTCAAAAAATATTGAAAATATTGAGGCAATTGTGCTTAAATTCTTAGATAGATGGAACCGTTCTGACGAAACAAGAGACAGACGGCATGAAGATTTAGTAAAAGAAATAAATGACATGAGTGATGTTCTTATGGAAATTAAAGGTTCTTTAAGTAGAATAAATGGAAGAAGCTAATGAAGTTAGCAGAATTATATAATAAAGGCTCGCAACAAAAGGCATCTCCACAGGAGACAGAGCAACCTAAACAACCAAACAAGTCTAATGTGAATATTATAGTTAAGTTCCCAGAAGTCTCCGCTTTGATTAAACATTTAGATATGTTGTATTCTCATATGATAATAAATAATATGAATAATTCATCTAATAATTCTATGTGGGAAAAAGTTGGTTGGTTTAATCCCGGTCAAGGTGCAGTTAAGCAATCACAGAGTGTGAACTAATGGATAGTTTAAAAGTAACAGGCATAAGTACAAGTTTAGGTCTAGTATACTGGACAGATTTACTTTCAGGAGTGCTAATGTGTATAATGTTTTCAGCGCAGATTTACTACCTGTATTTAAAAACCAAAAAGATAAAGGAAAAATAATATGTTAATGAAAATGGTAGCTAATGAACTTTTCTCTGATGAAACTAGAGATGAGCTAATTGATGAAATAAATAAAGCGGTTGATATTCCAATCATTTCGGAAAAGACCGAAAAAGCTATAATGGAAGCGGTTTGGAAACTAATCAAAGCTGTTCTATTGAAAAAGTTGGGAGTGTAAAATGAAAGCAATTACTACAATCTTTTTAATCAGTATTCTTAATAGTTCTCAACCTCAGATAGTTGTATTAGAAACTACTGAAGTTGCTATGTCGGAGATTAAGAAGAAAAAGAAGAAAGGTAAGAAAATTAAGAAGAAAGGCAAGAAGAAAAAGAAAGGATTCTTTTCAAAATTCAAAGGTGCTAAATAATATGCCAGCAATAAAGAAACAACCTAAGAAGGTTAAGAAGTCTGATAATACGTCAGAAAACCTTAACAAAGCTGTCACATTCCTTCTTGATGAATTAGATACCATAAGAGCTAAAGTTGATAAAATGGCAGGTAGAATGGGATTGTAATGGCTGATGTCATTGGATTATCCGATGTATCTACACCAGATACAGGTAAAGGAAGTCAATTAAAAACAGGTGGAAGGAGAAAACATAATATGCCGAGTAAATCTAAAAGATTAATAGCATGTATGAAAAAGGCAAAAGGAAATGCTAGTAAAGTAAAAGCTTGTAAAATACAATTCGCAGCTCAAACTAATACAGCGAAACAACATGGTTGGAAACCAAAGGGGTAGATATGCCGGGTGAAGAAAAATGTAAAGGATGGAAAAAGATGGGGTATGGAAGTTTTAAAGATTGTAGAGATTATAAAAAAATCAAGCAAAGTCTTTATCCTACATCTGAAAGTATAAAAGAAATGAAAAAAGGTAAAGTAAAAAGTAAATATACACGATATAAAGGTAAATAATGTCTAAGCGAGTAGATTTATTTGGGCATGATAAAGGGGTTGGTGATACTATCAGCCGTGTAATTAAAACTGTCACTCGTGGCAAAATAGAGGAGTGTGGAGGATGCCAGAAGCGTCGAGATACATTGAACAAGATAATTCCTTACAGGAACAACGAGAAGAAGCGTTACGAGTAAAAGACGGTGGTTCTATAGAGGGAGTTGAAGGTGGACTACGATTAGACGTATTCGACCATGATGACCCTGAAGATTTACAATGCATTTGTGATTTACCTGAAAATGCACAAGACTACATTATACAAGATATAGAGTACGAAGACTCTAATGCCTAAACAGATTATAGAAATTAACCCTTTCCATGGTGGTCTTAATAACAATGGAGACCCAAGAGATATAAGAGTAGAAGAACTATCTCAAGCCCAAGATATAATGGTAGATGAGATAGGTAAAGTACGAACAATGGGCAGTCATGTTGCTCATGATGCTGGTTCTAAATCAGTAACTATTACTGAAGGTCATGGTTTATTTTATTTTTCACATGATAGACTGGGAGCTCAAGATGCTCCCGCAGCTGGTAATGCGACTGGTGACGATTATTTAGCATTAGCTAATTCAGACGCAGGTGCAGATATTGAGATATATTCTAATGAAGATACTAGTTGGAGCTCAGGCGCTAGAATAGTATTAGGAGATGGCACCAGCGATGCGGGTATGAAAGCTGTTTATTATTACGCTGATGGTAATTTAAGAGTAGGGGATGGAGCTTTTGGGTCAGATAAAAGAGTACAATGGTATGGATATATAAATAGACAGTTTTACGGAGATGGTTCGACTGGGTATGGTACTGGAGATGCGGATAATGGATGGATTGTAAATACATGGCACACTGGGAATGCTAGTTTAGAACCATTAAAAGCTCAAAGAGTTATGGGGTTTTTTGGGGCAAGTCAGTCCCCAGATACTACAGAACCAGTAACAATAGACGTTGATGGTGGTTCTTTATCTTATAGGGATTGCTCTGGAGATGCTAAGCCAAAAAGTGAAGATGATACAGTTAAGTTAAAAGTAACTTGGAGTGCTGCTGCTGATAGTGTTACAGATGCTTCTGACACGACAGGTGGTTTTACTTATTTTTGTTCAGCAGGCGATACCTTAATTTTTCATGGTTCAACAGCTAATGATAAGGTTATGTTTACAGTTAAACTTGTTACTACTACTGTTATATTTTTTAATGAAGCTGTTACTGGGAGTGAAGCTGATGATACTCCATTTTGTTATAATCTTTCAAAAAGCTTATGGTTTAATTCAGAGTATCCAAATTTTGAATTTGCACTAAGTACTTTATATGATGATGAAAAACAAGAATCTCCTCTTTTTATTTGTGAAGATATATATTGTAATTACGATGGGAATTTTATTGATAAAACTGGAGCTAGTGGGGGAGCTGGTTCAACAGCATCCTCATTAACTCCTCATGATATTGTAAGGGCTAGTAATGGTTTTGGAAAATTAAAAATAGATTTTCATACTTTTGCAAATTTTACTGGTGATTCTACCGATGGGTCAACTGGGTTACACGATGTTAGCCCCCGAGTTTCTGGTTTTAAGATATATATGAGAAGGGAGGGTCAAACTACTTGGTATTTGCAATCTGAAATAGATATAACCAAAGGTGGTAAATGGTTTGAAAGAGGCGGTTATAATATGTGGGATGTTTCTGAAGAAATTTCCAACGCCGCTCACTGTGAAGGAGAATACACAGAGTCTATGAGGCAAATTGAGACTTATGAAACTGAGACTGGATATGACCAAGAGAATCCCAATATTGGATTTAATGCAGATGGGTTAGGGTTTAAAACTGCTGTTGTAGCAAATAGAAGAGCTTATGTGGGTAATGTTTCTATTAAAGATGAGTCTGGGATAGTTCATGTTAAACCAGATGCTATTTTAAAGTCTCGTGTTAATTCGTTTGATGCATTTTCAATAAGAGATATAATTGAAGCTACAGTTAATGATGGTAGTGATATAGTTAAACTTGAAGAATATGCGGATAGATTGCTTGAATTTAAAAAAGATAAAATGACTTTAATTAATATATCCCAAAGTGTAGAATTTTTAGAAGATACATTTATGCATAAAGGAGTTGCTGTTCCATCCGCTACTTGCAAGACAGATTATGGAGTTGCTTGGGTGAATGAGAATGGTTGCTATTTATATGATGGTAAACAAGTAAATGATTTACTTGAGAAAGGAGGGATGCAAATTATTAAAGAAAGTGAATGGCGTTCTTTTATTGGAACCACTCCTATGATTGGGTATCTTCCTAAGAAAAGACAACTAATTGTAGCTAAATCAGCTGGTACTGGGTCAGGTAATGGTGATATTTATCTATATGATTTAGTTACTAAAAGCTGGGTACAAGGTGATTCAAAGCTAACAGATAACCAAATACAAACAAACTTTATTACAGATTGGAATGGGGATTTAGTACACGCTCATACAAGCACCACTGGTACTGTAGTTAAATGGGATGATGCATCAGCTGCTACTTCTAATTTATTATTTGCTACAAAAGATATGACATTTGGTCAACCGGGACAAAGAAAGAAACTTCATAAAGTTTATATTACATACAAGGGAGATGCTAGTTCTTTAGTAGTTAAGTATGCTATTGATGGTGAAACAGATTCAAGTGATTTTCTACAATTTAATAGCACTGATACTCCTTTAGCTGATAAAAGTTCTGCTGAAAATTTAGAGTCTTGGCATCTTGCAGAATTAAAACCTACTACATCATCTGATGCTAATAATCTCTATAGTGCAAAATTCCATTTAAGTGGCACTGCTGGTGCTGGTTTTGAGATTAATGATATTAATGTAGTATTTAGGATGAAAAATATAAAATGACAAGACAAGAAAGAATTGCTTTACATAAAAAGCAAGAAAGATTACAAGTTAAAACTGGTTCTCCAACTACAAATGATTTAAAAGAAGGAGTTCCAGAATTAAGAAAAACATCGGAAGGCGTTGTTGAATATGTTAAACATAACAATGTCTTATATAAAAAACTATTAGATAAAGCATAGCATTGTTGGTAAATTAGTAATATGGCAAAGAGTCTCTATTCAGCTTATACCGCTGCTGGCAAATCAGCTGGTCAGTACAAAGCAAGTTTAACTGAAACATTTAATTGGGCGGATAAGTTTGACTTTATTGGCAAAGAAACTGCTTGGGAAGAAGAGAAGACATCGAGAAAAGTAAAAGCTATTGGTGATACACTAGAGCTTGTTAGTACTATTGGTGGAGGACTTGCGGATAAAGAAAAATTTGAAGGAAAATTAGGAGCTATGGAAAGTGCTAAAACCTCGGAGGGCTCCCTGAAATATGGAAAGTTACAGCCAGATACAAGAAGCTTTGGACAAAAATCATGGGATTATTTCTCTGGCAAAGAACAAACATATACTTTTGGAGAAGGCGACTCTGCTAAAACATTTAGTAGAGCTGGGGTTGAGACTAAAGGAGCACTGTTGCTAGGTGAGAGTATGTATGACGAATGGTTTAATCAACAAGAAGGTGGAATGACTACAGAGCCTATAAAGGAAACAAAATTTGAGGGAATGCCAAAATTTGAGATGCCAAAATTCGGTCAAAATTTTCCTAGTGGATTTTCTAAGATAGGTAATCAACCAACTAATACGAATACAGGTGATAATTTTTGGTTTACAGATGAAGAATCAGCTGACATAAAGAATTGGCAATAAAAATAAATGAGAAACACATTAGCAAATAAACATTTATCAGAAGCTGCTTTAGGTCGATATGGAGATACTGAAATGTATAAGACTTCTCCATCTGGGCCGGGTAAAGGCAGAGAATGGCATGTGAATAAAGAAGAAAAAGCTTTAATGAATATGTATGGGTCTGAAGGTGAAAAGCTTGTAGATGCAGTAGGTTCTGGTACAATAAACCCTTATACGGGTAAAGAAGAAAAGTTTGTTATAACAGCTGGGGTATTAACTGCTATTGCGGCTATTGGTAGTGTTGCTTTAGGGGCATATGAAGGTTGGAAGTCTGGTAGTACTCAGGAGACTGCCGCAAATAAGAAAATAGAAGCAGCCACATCTGGCATTGCCTCTACTGAAGAAGCCCAAAAAAAATTAGAAGAATCTATTGGAGCTAAAAAAGAAGTTTATCAATTAGAATTTGAAAAAGCTAACCAAGATTTAAGTCGACAAGCTGGGTATGCTTCTGAGAAATCAAGAGAACAACATGATTCATTAGAGGCTAAAACTGGAATGGCAACTTCTGGTACCGTTGCTAGAGCTGAAGAAAAATCAAGAGAGCGTCTAGGAGCTGAGACAAAAAGTAGAACTGAAGATTTGATTTCCCAGCTTGGGAGAAACATGGGTGGCCTTATGGAAGAATATGAATCAGAAAAAGCAAGGCTTAAGTCTGAGAAAGAAAAGTTTCAAAGAGAGGCAGACCTCGCTGAAGAACAATCTGAAGCTTGGTACTTAGGAAAGAATGTTAAAAAAGCACATAACTGGACAATGGGTAAATACAAAGGAGCTTTTGATAAAGCTAAGGGTATGACAGCTTGGGGACAGTAATCTTATAAATGGTAATAAATAATGAGTCAAGCACTACAAGCATTAAATAGGATATTACAATATCAGCAGCAACGTGATAGGGACGATGTCCAAGAAGCATTACAATTGATGCAATTTGCACAATCATCAAAATTAGCTGAAGCTCAGTTAACTCAACAAAAAAGAGCCGCTGATATACAAGTATTTGGTCAATCTCTTGATTTAGTTAGAAAAGAGAATCAACAAATGAAATTGAGCAGTGCATCAAAATTTCTACAGGATTCTGGTTTATCTGCGATATACAGCAAATACAAAGATGAAGACAATGGAATAAGAAAGGCTGTACAAGAATTAGCTGGTAAAGAAGGATTCTTTAAGGATACTAAGACAGGAGTAGACGAAAGAATAGCGGAAGATTTAATATTAGCCACTTGGTCTTCTTATGAAGCGCAAGACCCCGGTTCTATTATAGATATAGCTTCTAGATTGCATAATTTAGACGATAAGGAAGCCGCACAAAGTTCTTATAATAAAAAATTACTTAGCTCTTTTAAGGCTATGGGTATTTTTAGCAGTCAATATGACTTAGATGAGCAGCTATCTAATTTCAAAACAATGAAAGATACCATTGACAATGAAACGATGGTTAGAAAAGAAATTGGAGAGTTCACAAAAGGTGAGTATGAAATACAAAGAAATTTTAAATTTGTTGATAAAGTTTTAAACAGAATTGAAATAGAAGGACTTACTCCTAGAGGTTTGAAGACAGAAGTGGACGATATGACTGGTATTCTCCCACCAGACAAAGTTGTAGCTTATTATCAAAATAAAGAAGCAGATATTGAAGAAAATATATCAGTTAAAGAAGAAGCATTGTTAGCGACTAAAGACGCAAAAGCTAATATTGCTTTCATGCTTAAACATGGGATGGAAGTTTCAGAAGAACAAATAGCATCAGCAGGTACACCAGAAGCGCAATTTGAAATTGAGAGTCAATTATCTGAAGAATATGAAAACTTAAGAGTAGCTAAATTGAAAACACAAAAAGTTAAAAGTAGCATACAATCTGATATTGAAGAAAAGTATCCCGGTTCTTATGATTATGGATTTTAATAATCAATGGCTGATTCATTAACAGATAAATATATTGCAGATTTAGAAAGAAAAATTCGAGAAAGAAATCAATCTAAATCTCCTTCTTTAAACCAACCCCAACAACAAGGCGTAAGCCTTTATGAGCAACTCTCTTCTGAGTTTGTACAAGAACCCGATATAGTTAATAATAAAAAATCTGGAGCATTACATGGTGTAGGTGCATTAATGTGGAACGCTTTAGACAGCGCCTTAATTGGAGTCCCCGGTTTGGCATATGAAAAAGCCACTGGAGAAGACAGACCTTATAGATTGGCAATAGAAGGAGAGAGTGATGTTGAAGGATTAGCAACTTTTGGAGCTGCGGTTGGGCAAGCAGCTGGATTTTTAGTACCTATGGGATGGATTGGTAAAGGTGCGAGAGCAGTTGTTTCAGCTACAAATAAAGCTGGGACTGCAAGAATGATAGGGCATGCTTCTACGAAAGGAGCTCAGGCGGCTAAAGGGTTTGGTTTAAGTAAAGAAGTCGCTCAAAAAGCAATTTCAAAAGGACTGAACGACTCTAAGCTAAAAGGCCCAATAGGCCCATTGTCAAAATATGAATTAAGTTTTGAAAAAATGGATGAAGTTCAAGGCACATTAAGGTCTTCTATTTTTGATTCAATGGCGAGAGAATTTGGAGCTGACTCACCTAATAAAGTAAGGGAATTACATAAAATAGCTGACGTAGCTACAAATGCTTTAAAAGACAATGGTGTACATATAAACAATGTAAGTAAAGTTGTTGAGAAAGCATTGAACTCTACGTTTAGTGTCTCAAATCAAAGCAAACTTACATCCTATGTTGCGAGAGCGGCTGAGCAAGCAGTCACTTTTGGAACTTATAATTTATTGTATGACGGTTTCCAATCAATAGCTGGTGAAAAAGACTTTGACCCTGTGGGTGATGTTACTTCAGCTTTAATATTCTCATCAATACTTCCTGCTATAGATTTGATTGGAGGAGGCGGAAAAGTCCATGTGATGAGGCAAGCTAAGAATTTATTTAAAACTACTAGAGATGTAAAGAAAAGAGTTAGAACGGGATTTTATGATGACCTTAGCGAGAAAGAAGTTAATGGTTTACTAAGAATTTTATCTAGAGATAATTATCTTGAAGATACTTTAAAAGCAAAAGCCACTTCTTATGTCTCCAATACAGATACTATGATACCGAAAAAGAAAGCTTTAAAATATTTGAAAGAGATATATGCTAAAGCTGACATTGATAGTATGTGGGGAGCTTTTAGAAAAGAAGCAAAGGATGATTTTACAGCTTCGCTTGGGAGGATGTTTGTTGGAGGTTTAATATTTGATTTAAATGTTATGCTTGATTATAATTTAATTAGGGCTTTGCCGGGTGATGAGATATTATCTCACATGCTTGTTGGGGCCGCAATGTCTAAAATTCATAGACCACTACACAATGAACCATTTCGGAATTTAACTAATTTTGATAAAAGAGTTAGGGCTTTAGAATACTTTGGATTAGATGCTAAATCCATGGAACATTATGGAATGTCTTTTGGAACAGATGTAGATATGGGAGCTACTTATTCTGGTTTATTAGAAAATGAAAACGTAAAACAAATAGAAAATATATTTGAAACAGATGAGCATAGACAACAACAAACTGGAAAAAACAAGAAAGGTGAACAAGTCGATGTTGGAAAACCTGTCGCTGATAGAGATAATATAACAAGAAAACATCAACTTGCTTTATATGGACATGAATTATATAAAATGGTTGCTCTTACTAGAAATATTTCTGACCCAAGAGCTGATGATAGTCACATAAGATTAGAAAATTTAACTGAAAATCAAATAGCAAACATAGCTTCAAAGCTTTCTGAAATTGATGTTTTTATAAATAAAAAGAGTCAAGATGATGGAAAAACAGAAAAGCTTTCAATCCATAACTTTGATGATTTTCAAGAATATACATCTGGAGTTGCTTTAGAAAATATAGCCATAGAACATCTTAAAGCTATAAAAGATATAGCTGATTTTGAGGGGATGAATTTAAAATATGAACCTGTAGATGCATTTAGTATAGACAAACCTTTTAGATTAGGTTCCTTAGATGATGTGATGGCTTCTCTTGAAAATAAAAGAACTAAACCAGAAAATCTACCATTACGTGAGCTTCATAATATTATTGCAGAATTAAAAAATGCTGAGTTAATAGAGACATACAAAGAAACATCTGACCAAAGGAAACAATTAGAAAATATAGAAAATATAGAAAATGTAGAAAAATATATAAATGAAAGATTGCAAGTTTTAAATGACAAAATAATTTTAACAAATTATGGTGAGAACTACCATAGTATGGGAAAAAAATATGATTTTATAGATAATCCATGGTTAAGTGAAGTTAAAAATTATAAAAATGTCAAAAAAAGAAATTCATTATTTCATATAGCTGAAGGGAGTCTTCATAGATTAAACGAATCACAAAGAGACCTTTTTAATATATTGCAAGAACAATTTGGAAATAAAGTTCCTAAAATATCTGAAGGCGAAACAGTTAGAGTTGAGCTTCCTACAGATATTAAAGATTCTGATAAAAAGAAAATATTAGACCCATATAATGATGAAGGATTAATTAGTGTTCAAAATCAATTAAATCATTTAGCAAGAATTTGGGGGACTGGAGGTCAAAAGTCTACAGGAGATTTGCAAGTAGCGAAAGATGGAGTTGTTCCGTGGGAAGATGCTCTATCAATTATTAAGAAATTTAATAATCAAGGGTATGTCATTACAAAAGAAATGGCAGATTTCCAACAAAGATGGCATTATGCTAGAATACTTAGGTCTCCGCATATTACTCCAAGACATATTGCTATTATAGAAAGTATGAAAGAATCTGGTTTTGCAAATTTAAAACCAAGAGATGGTGTAAATAGTGTTCTTGAAATTCCAAATAGAGATGCAATTAAAAGGGGTTTGGTTGATGATAATTATAAATCAGATACAAAAGAATATAGAGATTTTCTAAAAAAATATGACAAATCTATGGAAGCTTTGCGAAGAGTGACTGGAGATTTTGTACAAGTAGAAACTAAAATACAATTAGACCAATTTAAAGATATAGCAAGCTCTATTAATGAAATGTACAGGTCAACATTTGCATTTGATGAACAGTTTATTAATGAATATAAAGAAGTAGTAGAAAGCAACCAATTTAATATAAAACAACTTTCAGATTTACAATCTATTGTAGACAAATTATATGTTGATGTTGATAAAAAAGAAAGAAATCCCGTAGATAATAAAGAATTACATGATGATTTAATTTTAAAAATTAATAAAGTATTAAAAGACCCCCCATCTGGAATGGATAAAAATTTTGTGGCAAATCTTGAAGATTTAAAAAGGAATATTGGGGATGAATTTCAAGACGAACAAACACTACGGGGAGTGACTACTGTTGGTAAGACTCTTCAAAATATTATAAATGATTACGTACCTCAATATATGGCTCAAAATAGAGCTCTAGATAACATTTTGTTTAATAGTGAGTCCTTCTCAACGGATAGGATGCAATTTGTACCAAGAAACGATAGGATGATTAAAAGGCTTATTGATTATTTAAATAAAAATTTCGATGTTGTAATGCCTGAAGCACCCAGTTTCAAACAAATTATTGATGAATATAACAGGCATGGTAAAACATCAGAAGTTACTAAAAAACTTGTTAATCATTTAGAAGTCTGGGAAAGAGGATATAATGAAACGGAGTATTTTAAATCCCAAGCTGAAGAACAAGCAAGGTTTGGAGACCCCTCAACTTTATTTTCAAAAAAGCAACAAGATGTTTCTCCATCTAATATATCAGCTAGGTATGAAAGATATAATGAAAATCTAAGACATGATAATTTTAGAGAATTAACTGAAGCTCATTATGAAAATCACAGGTTGTCTTTATTTGCAGAAACACCAGCTGATAGAAAAATGTATAGAAAAGCGGCTGAGGAATCTAGAGATAATATAAGAGATGAAGTAGAATCAGCTATATATGAAAAGCATGGAGTTGAAATAGGAGTTAATGAAAAAGATATTCCTTCTAAATTAAAAGACGAATTAGAATCTTTTAGAAAAAATACATATTTACCTTTAATTCTTCAGCAGATGGGCCGTGAAATGGTTCCAACATTTAAACTATATCAAGACAGTGATGGAGCTGGGCTTGAGATGTCAAAAACATTTGTAGGCAATGGATTACTTGCTGATTTTAGAGCAAGGATGAGGCAGATTGATAATGAAGGCGTTATGGGCAAAGACGGATTTGATATTGTAATGCTTGAAAATAGTGGAGTATGGAAAGGAAATAAAATAAATGTAAATCAAATAAAAAATATACAAGAATTAATTAATGAAGCTGTCATTACAACCGAATCGTATAATGCAGTCAAGCAAGGTCTTCAAGGGAAGGCAGACGAAGCTCAAGCAGCTTTTGAGCATAATAAGTATGTAGATAATTCAACATTCCAAAACCCTGTTAAGGTATCAGTTAGTCATAACGTTTCTTTAATAGTATCAAAAGGTCAACTTCAAGATGGAAGATTAAATAGGCAATTCAAAAATTGGTATGATAATAAAATAGAACTTTTGAAAAAGAATAAGCCTGAAGGCTATGAAAGAACAATAAAACATTTTGAAATTATATACGGAGATTTTCTAAAAGACATCGTAGATAAAGATGGAAAAGATGTTGAATACAATACTCCTAAACCAGATATTAAACAAATGGTCAGAGCTATGTATTGGGATAGTTTATCTTCTGATGGTTTTAATGACGTAATAAACGCAGCTAATAATAGTCAGACTATGAATAGCCTTGGTTCAAGCTTTTTTAAATACGTTGTTTTGGGAGAAGCTACCGGAGCTAAGACACAAGCTCAGCAAGAATTTTTAAGAATAGCATTAGAAGATGATAAAAAAATAAATATTTTAACTGATAGACAAAAAGAAGCTATTAGCAATTATAAAGATAAAGATGGGTTTAATTTAGCTGGAATAGGTGATGAGATGGATGGAAGCCCTCTCAATGCTAATTATATTGTGGAGAAGGCATTACAAGATATGGTAGATGGTGGTCAGGTGGCTAAAGATATGATTCCAAAAATTAAAGATGTTTTAAAAAGTTTAAATAGCTCATCTGTTAATGCTCAATCTTATTTAGGACATGATGCTGCTAGCATACTATACTTACATAAAGGAAGAGATTCTGAAGATGCTAAGTTCGGTACAGCTGGAGTAAAACCAACTGGATGGTTTAATGATGGAGTTGAAAGCGTATTGCTTAAAACTAATTTTGTGTATGATAAGAAGATTGCAGATGTCATGCAAGAAGCGGAAATAGATATATTAACAAATCAATCAGCTCTAAAATCATTTTCAAAAGACCATATAGAAATAACTAAAAACGAAGTTGATGGGGCTTGGTTTAAAAAGAGAGACCCTCTCGGTATGGTAGAGCTTGCTTTGGGGCCTGGAAAAGTTAAAGAAAACAACATAGCTAAAATGAAACTTGAAAATTTATTTTTAGGTAAAGTTGAAGACCAAAAAACTCTAACAAATATTACATATGCATTAACAGACTTTATGAATGACGCTGGTTATCAATCGTACATGAGTAATTTTGTAGGTTATGAACAAAAATTAAAAAATAGACTAGGTAAATTAGGAGATGTTGTAATTGGGACTGGTGATAGGTATGCAAGTACAAATTATTTATTAAATCAATTAAAGGAGGCTGATGCATTATTTGAAAATTCTTCGGATGGATTAACCGAAATGATAATAAGAGCGGGAGCTGACCCTAATTCTCTTTTAGTTAACCCAGCTATACAGAGAATAGCGGCAAGAGGGGTTATAAATGCTTTAAGAAAGCCTAAAACAGAAGGAGCCTCTTACTCAGTTTTAATTCCATATATAGAAGGCTCTATGCCTGTTTATAGCAATATTGATGACCCAGCAAATAGAAAACAAATCATAGCTGGTGGTAAAAAACTTTCACATTTGGATGGTCAGGTTGTAGTGGATGATGTTTCTAAAGTTCAATATCTTGTAAATATAACTAAAGATGGTATAAATAGGGATGTTCAAATAGGAAGGCATAAGGATGAATGGACTATAGAAGACCCCTATGAAACAGTTGTTCTTGATGATTTAAAAAAAGAAATAAAAGTAATAAAGTCAAATGAAGATAAATATATAGGAAATGATTTAAAACTATATAAAATTCATGATGAATTAGCAAACCATAATAATACTACAAAATTAAAATCAAAATTATTCTTACACTCTCTATCTTTAAGGATGCCGAATCTAGGAGGAGATGTTGCTGTGCATAGAGTTGAAGGATTTTATGACCAAGAGCAGGGGAATGTTGTTGGTATAAATGCTTTTGATATAGCACTTATACACCAAGCTGACTTTGATGTTGATATGTCATTTAGTTACAATTTAAAACCAACACAATTATCACATTCTGTTTATAATTTAGCTGGGGCTTCTCTCGATGCATATGTTTTCCCGTCAGATGATTTTTCAATGGATTTTCTTGGGATGGGAGATAGAATGGGAAGAGCTGGTTCTGGGTATGAGACTGGAGATAATCTTGATACACATATACAGAACTTTCACCAATCTAAAAGGAATTTTGGGACTGTTAAAAAATTATCGACTCAAATATCAGCTTTAATGAGACAGCCGGATTTAATTAATATTCCAGACGTAGAAATGGTCAGACAAAAAGACAAGGCAGAGTATTCTACTTTTTTACAGGGTTATAAAAATACATTACAATCTATTATAGACGCAGTTAAAGTTCCAAATTGGGCAAGTAAAGCAGATGCCAGCCTTATAAAGAAATATATATTGTTTGGAGGTGAGGGCATTTCCGAAAGTCTTAAAATAGATTTAAAGGGTACTGGGGATAATGCTTTTGCGAATGATAATATAAGAAGAACTCAGGAAGAATTTAAAGGATTTTTCAAATTAGACAAGGATTTACCGAAAGACGAAAAAGAAATCATTAAAGATGCTTTAATTGAAATGGTTGATGTAATGTCTCTTCCCCAAAGAGTTTTGACTGATGTATGGGATGAGTCTGGTAGAAGACCACCAGATGCGAATGAAATTTCTCATATAAAAGGTGAGTTAGATGATTTTTATGATAGTCCTAATAAATACATATATGATAAATTAATTGATAGAAATTTTGGTAAAAAAGACAAACTCGCATCTATACATAAGTTTTATTATGGAGATGTTTTAAATAACCTAGAAGATTGGAGAAAGGTTTGGAAAAATCCCAAACAATATGTTCCCAAGAGAGATTTTATTAATATAAACCCAGATAATATTAAATTATTAAAAGACAATACGGTTGGTTCTTTTATTGTTTCTAGATTTAATAGCAGTCAAGCATCTCTTCAGGGATATTCAGATAAATATACAAAACCTGATGGTTTGGATTCTAGAAATGCATCTAAAAGAATAATGCAAAGGATTGATGATGTTTCAGCTTTATCTAATTTAGATACTCATGAAAAGATAAGAACATTTTTAGATAATGATGAAAATATTAGTGGGACATTTCTTGATGAGTACTCTAATCACCTTAAAGGTGACCAAATTATTAATGAAAAGTATGTAAGACAATCATCTCTTATGATGGCTAGCTTAAAACATGACCAAAGAAGCATTATGCATTATATTGAAAATGCAAATGCTAACGCTCCAAGTCGTCAAATTGAAAGAGCCTCTAGAAGATTGATGAGAACAGAAGCTTTGTTAGACCATATATCTAATAAACAAGCAGAACATATTGAGAAAATCGGTGAGAAGGATGACTTTAGAGAGTATGGAGTTCAAAGAATGAAATTAGGTAGTTACAGACCAATTAAAAATCCTAGATTAAATAAAGATACTCATGTTTATAGGAAAGTTGTTAGAAATGGAAGAACGCATATGGAATATGCTGGCTGGATAAGACCCGGTGGCGATTATTCCTTTGATGCTGGTGAATATTATCTATTAAAAAATCCAGTTTCATACGAAGCTATGAATAAAAGAGAGTTTTTAGATGGATACTCATTCTTGTTTACTACTGGGGATGTGCAGATAGAACATTTATTTGGACATGCTAGTAAAAACCAGCAAGATAATTTCATTGAGAGCTGGGATAGTCTCAAAAGAACTATTGGGAGAATGACTTCTGAAACATTTAAACAAAATAAAAAGAACCCTTATTATAAAGAAAATTGGCAACTTGCTAGGTATCAAGAAGATGCTATAATTAAAAACTTTATAGATAAAAATTTAAGATTTGTATCTGGCTCTAATGATAAGGGTGAAATAAACAGCACTTCAATCGCTAATTTAGCAAGATACATGATGAAACCTTCTATAGTACCGGGCAAATTCGTATTAGCTGACGCTGGGAATATTAGGCTACCATCTTTTAAAATTAATCAAAGAATGGTAAAAGCTGTTTCAAGATATTTAGTAGAAAATGGTCATAGGGATTTGTTTGAAAACATAATGAAACAGTATGGTAATGAATACAGGAGAAGATTAGACAATATAATGCCAGAAGATACAGAATCTTATTTTAAAAGTAATTTTACAGATTATAAAGATGAGAATTTCTGGAGAAATTTAGATAATCCAGCTTTAGAATTGATGCAACATACTGGCCAGTTGTATAAGTTTCCTCATTTAAGAGCTCATTGGAGTGAACCATTATCAAGGAAGGCTGACGTGTCAAAAAATACTATTGACATACATGGTAATTTAAAATTGATATATAAATTTGGTACTTATGACCAAGTATTACAAAAAGAGCAGTATGAATTTTTCTATGAAAAAGAAAAGTCAGTTAAAGAAAAACAAAAGGATTGTGGCAATGTATAGTGTTTGTTCAAATGTAGGAGACCAAGAAAGAAATACTAGAAATAGTCTTGGCAAGCTTCGTCAATTATTTAATGGTGATAATGTTGAAATAGATGGGAAAAAATATAATATTGGAGATTCTATTTCTAAGTATTATGGGAAGACAGATTCTGATGGATTTGGGGAAAAGATGTTTGATGAAATTGTTTGGCGTTCAACTTATAAACCAGCTTTTGATTCTTATACCGATTTTAAACCGGGTGACTTCAAAAGAATAAAAAATGAAATAATAAAAGAATCTAAGAATCTAAACAATCCTAAATTAAATTATCTAGAAAGATATGGGTTTGTTAGAAGAGGTGTAATGCAAAAATTTGCAGTTACTAAATATATGAATGATAAGATTAATCAAGTTGCTAGTTATGAACGTAATCAATTTCAAAAATATTTAAATAGTCACATTGAGATAACGGGATTATTAAGAGCAGAAATTTTAGCAAAAAATGGAAAATCTAAATATTGGCCATCTGAAATGACATGGAAAAAATTAGAGAAATTAGAAAATGATTTAATTATTGCTACAAGTGACCCAAATAAGATTAATAGAGCACAGAATATTTCAGAAGAAATTGCAAAGTTACTGGATTCAGAAGGAGGTAAAGTTTTGGAAGACCTCAGGTTATTACTTGAGGGAGATGGTCATTTCGAAAAAAAATCAGTCAAAGTTGGTGGTGAAGAGGTTGAAAGATGGTTTAAAATTTTAAAAGAGAATACTGATGAGGGGAATATAGGAGATGAAGTTAGAGTTAGTGACAATATAGTTAAAGCCGCTAAAATATCAAGAAATTTATTAGATGATATGGGCGATGTCATGATAAGTGGATTAGAACAACATAAAAAAGTAGTTAGACAATTTTATTTAAATACAAATGAATCTTTATTAACTGAGAGTGGGACAAAAGTAAAAAGATATGAAAAAACAATTAATGAAGAAATAAAAAGAATAAAAGATGGCAAAAAAGGCGGTAAGTACTTTCCTCACTATCTTGTTGAAGCTATGATTAATATGGAAAGAGTAATGGATAGAGCTGAAAATCCAGAGTCAAGAGATATAAATAAAGATTTGCCAGAATTATCTGAGATTATTTCAGAAACTCATTTAAAAATGGGGACTCCTTCTTCAACTAAATTTAGAAAGTCTGTTCCTTATGAGAATTATCTTAAAAACCCTATCGGAGTTATGAGAAAATACTCATTAGATGCTATTTCATTTAATAAAGCAAATTTTTTAAGGAATACATATCAAGAAGGACTGAGAAGGTTGCCAAGAGACGCTGATGTTGCTATTGGTTTAGAGAATTATCTTCAGGACACATTTACATTAGCAAATAAAGGATTTAATGACAGGCCTCAGTGGGTAAACAAAACAGTAAGAGCTTTAACTGGTTTTCAATTTTTAAGTAAACTTGGATTTGGGCTTGGGACAGCAGCTAGAAATACAATGTCTGGTCTTTATTTCGTTCAGGGAGTTGGTAATAGAGCTTTCTCAAAATATCTTTCTGATTACAGAAATCCAATTAATTCAGATATTGTTAAAAAAATAGAAGATGTAGAAAAAGAAATGGGATTTACTTTTGAAGATATATCGGCTCCTATTTTTACTGAAGGATTAGTCCCGACTAAAGGAGTTCAAGTAAATGATTTAGATATTAGACAAGATGATAATGGGAATCACACTCTTCAATATAGAGATGGAAAAACATGGAAAGCTTTTGATTCAGCATTAACTGCAGCTACTGGTAAAGGTGCTATTTTTCAAAGAATGACTGAGAATAAATTAAGACAACATATGTTTAGATATTCTTTTATGACTAAATATAATGAATTAGTTAAAGGAGGGTTAAATGAATCTAAAGCCACTGGTAAAGCAAAGAGACATGCCGTAGACCAAGTTGGTAAATATGCTTTTGAATACTCAGCTAGTCAAAAAGCTCCAGTTGCAGGTGGAAGCGGTACTAAGTTGGGAGCCGCTGGACAAATCGCTTTTCAGTTTATGCACTATCCAATGTCTTTTTTACAACTTCAGTCTGAGGTTTTAAGAAAATCTAAAGATGCCGCTATTGCTGGTCAATGGAGTTCTCCAGACTTAGTAGTCCCATTAAGGTTTGCTGGCCTATATTTATTTACCGAATTAATGAGTGGTATAGCTAATTTAGACCTTCATAGGTTAATGGAAAATGATACAGTTGAAAGAATCCAAACCTTAAAAAAAGCACTAGACGGAGAAGAAGATGTGAAAGGTCGTGGTTTTTTGGGGCCTACAATAAGTGATTTATATTTTTATGCAACTATGAACGACTGGATGCAAACGCCAGACCATGTTGTAGCTGATATAATAGTTGGGTATAGTGATGCTTATGGTATGACAGATGAACAAAAAAGAGCTAGAATGATGTCTACTTTAAATGTTCAAGCTTCTAAGATTATAAATAAAGATTTAAAAGCTTTGAGAAATGGTAATGGCTGGGATGTCATGATGCATGAGTTTGGAGTTTATCCTACTAAAGAAACTAGAGAAATGAGGAAAAAACAACCATATAAAACTATTTTCCCAGAGAAAAAAGATAAAAAGGAAAAAACTCCAGCTCAATTAAAAGCTCAAAAACGTATAGATAAGGATGTAGAATTAACAAAACTTTATCGAGCGATGGGTATTTAAGTTTGAACCAACAGGAGCTACCCACCGCCCGTAAAGAAAATTAATAACTCATTGTTATTCCTAATTCATATTTCTCAAACAGTATTATTTTAAAAACAATAGTTTTCATTTCATAATCCCTGTTATACATAAGAGATATTGGAAACATATTTATTTTTGCTATATAACTATCTAAGTCTTTATTGTTGAATCTTTTAGTCAGTATTCCAATTAAGTTGTTTCCTATTATCATTTTTGCTCCCCTTCATGTTTGTCAAACAGTCCATACATTGTTATTAATATAGCATCCGCATTATATAATGTAATCTTTTTGTCTGTATAATGTGAGGCTATCTCTTTTAACTCTCTTTTTCTACTAGATTTATCTTTCGATAATTTGATGTTTAATTTGTCTTTCCAATACTTCATCCATCTTT